CCTTACAATATAGTGCGTTTTTTAGTGCTGTAAACTATTGTTTTATATACAATTATTTTTTATTTAAAAAAGTACTTGATTATCTTGTTGATTTCTGTTCATATCGATTTTGTGGTTCACGTTTTAACTATATTGGGAGAGAGATAAATGCAACAGAATTACACTATTAGAGCGAAGACTAGAAAGGGTGTTAGTAAGCCTCACTTCTGGATTGAAGGAAAGCGCCTAGAAGGTTGCGGATTTACTAAAGGTGTTCGGTATCAAACTATTATAGGTCAACATGGTTTTATGTTGGTTAAGTCTACCGAGGGAAAGACTAAGGGAGTCTCTGGCACTATTGATCGACCTATTATAGATATAGTCGGTCGGGATTTAACCAAGTCACTGTTATCGATAGGAGACGATGTTCTGATCACCTACGCTGAAAATTCAATAACTGTTGAAGCGCAATAAAGCGCTTCTCTTATTTGGGAGAGTACAAAATGGAAACATGCAAAAATATGTCTGAGTTTGTAAAGGTCGTTAGGTCGGTTGAAGCTAAAACTGATCAGTTCATAGATATCATTTTTAGTACTAGTGAGGTGACTGTATTTAGAACGACAAGCTATAGATATAGTCGGTCACTAATCTGGCCTGAAGCAGAAAAATTGATTAATTGTCCATTATCTGGCCTAGACGTTGGGGATGCAGATATCGATTTGTTGGTGATCGATAAACTCTTTAACGAGTTAGATGGTTCAGATTATGTTTTCAAAGTGTACATAAACAAGCACGTTTGCACCGATAGTTCGGGCGAATGGTTCTCAATAGATTTTGTTTACACTGAAAAGTAAAACTTGCCTGACGAGGAGCGCGAGGGCGCTCCGAAATCTCCACAAGAGATAGCAAGACCTAATTAAACAACGGGAGAGTACAAAATGCAGTATGAATCAATTGAGCAGCAATTTAGTGACTGGTTATCTGAAAATCTGGAATCTTATGCAAGCGATAATATTGATGTAGTCGCATACTCTGGATTTCTATCCGATACATTCGATTGTGGTGAATGGGGAGATCATAGTTTGACTCTGCAAGAGCAAGACAAAGCTTTGATATCTCAGTGGCGTGAAATGATTCAAAAATGGCAAGACGAGCAACTAGAATTAAGATTACCTAATTTAGATTATTAAGGAGAGTAGAAAATGAAATTTGAAAAATTGACTATTGCGGAGATTCAAAGCAGCGCACTAATAACGGAATACGGAAAAACCTGGGCTAGTGAGAATTTCGATTATCTGAATAAACCGATGGCGATACTTGGTACTAATGAGAA